CATTTTCTTCATATTCTACATCTTCATCTTCATATTCTTCATCTTCTTCTTCATTACTCAAATTCATAATGGCATTTCTCAAATCCGATACTTTTTTAGATTTGTCACTAGCATTGTTTACAAATCCACTATTTTGTGGAATTACTCTTGAACTGCCAGGTGCATTTTGGACTTCATGAATGTTATTCATATTATTCGCTGGAGTACGACCATATGCTTCGGACTTATCGAGATTAGAAATACCATGATTATTCACAGGTGAGTATTTACTAGGTGAGCCTAATTGTTGAACACCTTGACCCTTATTTCCACCGTCATTTTTATTTGTAGGTGTGCCTGTGGACATAGCACCAGATGGTTTACCTACAGGATAAACATCTCTCATAAAATCAGCTTTACGAGAATTGAAAGTTGTAAAAATTGTTTTGAGATTAGCTTTCTTTTGAGTAGCATCTAAATTTGTCCATGTAGGACTCTTATCTAAAATAGAGATAAACATATTTGGATTTTGAACTTGTGTCTTAGTTAATCCCATAATCTCATTTACAACTAAACCAATAATATCGATAGGTTCTTCTTCACACATCTCTTTAACCATAGAGAATAAAGCTTTCATGCTTTGATTTTCTACTTTAGAGATAAGACTGTTCCAAGTTAAAGATTGTTGAATGATATTTGCAAGAGAATCATCACTATCAAGCAAATCATCTATTTCATTAAGAATTTTAGAAGCTAATCTTTCAATTTGTTTTTCATCTAATCTAGTCTTAGGTATAGGTGCAGTATAGGATTTTACAGGTGGTTGTGGTGGTACTTTAGGCATAGCCATAGGTCTAGGTGCTTGTGTAGATGTTGGGGGTGGTAACATTAAAGGTGCTTGTGTAGGTGGAAGCATTGAAGGTTGTTGTTGTTTTCTTCTTTGATATAAATCTAAAAGAGCCATTGAACTACTACGGATAGTTTGTAATAGTGTTTCTTCCATCATATCAAAATAATTTTGTGGTTGTGGTTCTTCTGTTCTTTTAGATAAAACAGAAGATTGTCTAATTTGTGGTTTTTGTTCTATCTGAACCATAGATGTTTTACGAGTAAAGAACATGACTACTTCCTGTTGTGTAAATATAATATACTATACTATACACCCAAGTATAAATAAACAAAGGATTATATACATGGAAATGATCTACAAGTTAATGTTAGCTATGATCTTTTTACTCTCTAAAGAGATACCTTTAGAACAGTTATATGAAAAAGACAATATGTGTAAAATTAAAAAGGTTGCTGAAGCTATTCATTATAATGCTATATATAGTGATAAATATGATTACAATTTAGCTTTAACTTTGGTTGCTTTAGGTTTTGTTGAATCAAGATATGGTATGACTGAAGAAGGTTTGATTATCAGTAAAAGAGGAGCTTGTGGCATATTTCAAATTATGCCTAGATACACAGAATATACCTGTATTGAATACTTTGATCTCATTACATCAGCTATGGTTGCTACAAGCATTATTCAACAAATAAAAGATACCTGTACTCTTAAAGATAAGGATGCTTGTCTTTGTCACTATAATAGTGGAAATAAATGTTATGACAGTAGTAGAAAATATGCTAATCTTGTAAGCTCTTTTAAAGAACAAATTCTTAAAGAAATTTTTATAAAACCACAATCCCCTTTAAATATTCTTTTTATTCATCTTTTTACTCAAGACTGTTCGATTCTACTTGACAAGAATAAAATTCCGTTTAGTATATATTAATAGATATGCAATCATAGATATATATTGCAAAGATAGTATTTAAAAAACTAGATATGCAATGATAGACTAGATATGCAATATTAGACTACATAAGCATATTTGTTTTTATATATTTAGATATGCAATGATAGACTAGATAAGATAGATACAGATAAGGTAGATATAGATAAGATAGATACAGATAAGGTAGATATAGATAAGATAGATACAGATAAGGTAGATATAGATAAGGTAGATATAGATAAGGTAGATATAGCTAAGGTAGATACAGCTAAGGTAGATAGACTAGATGTCCGTACCCTTATGATAAAACCTTATAGGTATGCAGTCAAATTTATTTTAAGAATTTATAAGTACACCTATTCTAAACCCTTTAAAGAAAGATTTGGTTTATATGATCTTAGGACTTGATCCATCATTAAGAGCATTTGGTTGGACTCTTATAGATGACAATTTATCTATTGTAGATAAAGGTATGTTCTCAACAGAAGCAGATGTTATCTTTGTAGATAGATATATTTATCTAAGAGAACAATTAAGAATTTTAATACAATCATGTAAAGAGAAAACAGACCGTCTACAAGTAGGTATCGAATCTCCTATCTTTAATGACCTTTACAGTGAAGGTATGTATGGTTTATTTCTATATAGCAACGAAGCTCTTAAACTAGAAAAAATGGATGTAGTGTTTTTAACACCCAATCAAGTTAAAGCTCATGCTCATGAATTTTTAGGCAGACCTAAAGGTTGGAAAATGCAAAAAGCAGATATGGTAGAAGCCTGTAAAAAAGCTAACCCTCATGTTAAGAATATCAACCACCACCAATCAGATGCCTATTGGGTAGGTAGAATAGCTAGTAAGTTTTGGGATGCTATGGATGGCAGAGTAGAGATAGATGCTTTAAGTGATTTAGAAAAGAAACATTTTACAGATGTAGATTTATATGTAAAAGGAGCTAAAGAAGGTCGTGTTAAAAGACAAGGCATTTCACATAAAGAAGATGATAGATGGTTTAGGTGGAGTACTAAATAATAAAAGAATTAAGAATTTGAATGTAGTGCAATAATATAATATGGTGATGGAACTCAACTAAACATAGGAGAAACCCAATGGCTAAAGCCAATCTTTTAAAAATCCAAGAGGAACTCAAAAAAACTCTTAAGGAAGATTTTGTCGTTAAACTCGACACTAACTCTATCTCTAAAACAACACCACATATCTCTACAGGTTCTCTTGCTTTAGATTATCTTATTGGTGGTAAAGAAAATTCAAATGGTATCAAGCCATGTCCAGGTATTCCTCGTGGTCGTATTACAAACATCTATGGTAATCCAGGTGCAGGTAAAACAACAATCGCTTTACAAACAGCAGCACAAACTTGTCAAAATGGTGGAACTGTTCTTTACATCGATTGGGAAAATGAAGTTGAACCTAAGTATGCAGCTGAACTCGGTGTACCTATTTCTGAACCTTCTAAATTCATGTTGGTTCAACCAGATACCCTTGAAAATGGGTTAAAGTTCATGGCTATGGCAGCTAAAGACGGTGTTGATCTTATTGTGATTGACTCAGTTGGTGCAGGTGTTCCACAAGCTATGTTTGAAAAGCAAGAAGGGGAAGCTCCTGCTGTTGGTTTAAATGCTAGAACTTGGTCAGTTTATTTACCTAAACTCAAAGGTTTAATTGCTAAACACAATACTGCCGTTATCGGTATTTCTCAGTTGAGAGATGCTATCGGTGGTATGCCATCATTCTCAGGACCCAAATCTCTTGCACAAGGTGGTAAAGCATGGCAATACTATTCTTCTTTACAGATCAAGTTATCTGTTGTGCAAAAAGAAAAAGGTAAAGAATGGGATGCTTTACAAAACAAGACCATTGAAACAACCACAGGTGCAGTTGTAAGGGCTCACTTAGATAAATGTAAAGTATCAGATAGTGTTCACCACGAAGCTGATTTTTATTTGATGAGTGGTAAAGGTGTAGATAATGAAAGAACAGTTATCGAATTAGCTATTGCTAATGGTGTGATTGCTAAGAAAGGTGCATGGTTCTCATGGATGGGTCCTAAAGGTGAAATTAGGGGTCAAGGCTTACAAACCTTTAGAGATCAATTAACAGCAACAGAAGGTGGATTACAGTTCTTGTTTAACCAAGTTAAAGACAGTTTTAGCAAGAGTAAAGAAACAGGTGCAGTTGCTAAACCTATCGTAAGTAAAGGCACAGAAGAAAGTTTAGATGATTTATTCTCAGATGTAGAAGAAGTCGATGAAGATTTCGGTGATGATATTTAAATAAAAGGGTAAATTCTTAATCCTAATTCTATAATATAGAATTGAACCATAAAGTTAGGATTAAGAATGAAAATCACAGTAGAAAATTTCCAATCTATCAGTAAAGCTCAAGTTGAAATTAAAGGTTTGACTATTATTACAGGTCAAAACAATACAGGTAAATCAGCATTAGCAAGAGCAGTATCTAGTGTTTTTACAAACCCAAGAGGAAACAGTTTTGTTCGTATAGGTAGTCCATCTACATCCGTTGAAATTGATTTTGAAGATGGCAATACAGTTAAATGGTCTAAAGGTAAAAATATCAACCAATATGAAGTCAATGGCAAACTCATTCAAAAAGTAGGAACTGATGTACCTGATGAAGTATATCAAGCAAGTTTAGTTAAGTCCGTTGAAATTGATGGTAAAGAAGTGCATCCACAGATAGCTAAACAATTTCAACAAGTTTTTCTGATTGATTTGCCACCGTCCACATTAGCTAGTGCTTTATCAAATGTTGAATTGATACAACAATTAGAGAAAGCTAGTTCTTTAGCTAGATCTGATATTAAAGATATTTCAACACAACTTAAATCTAAGAATAATGATTTGATAGCGAGTAAAGACCACTTAAAAAAATTTAATGGTATCGATCAAGTTGAACATACCTTAAAACATATTAAGAATTTAGAGAGCCAAATTAAAATGAAAAATGATATGCTTTCTAGTATCGAACAAGATTGTACTCTTAGAAAACAATTAAAAGCAATTATCTCAGAACTTGAAACACTAGAACAGATACAGATAGATACAAATCCTGAAAGTGTTTTATCCTTAGAAAATAGGTATAATGATGTATATGCGAACCATATCAGAAGAACAGCATTTTTATCAACCATAGAGAATTTGAGTGGTGTTTTACATATTAACTTTTCTAATCAAGATGTGATAGAAAAGAAAGATCGTATGTTAAAAGAAGCAAGTGATTTATGCTTGAAAAAAGAAAGATTGTTTAAAGCATATCTTACATTACAGGATATTACAAGAGTACAACAAATTGATTATGAGCATACTCAGATCACAACAAGAACAACGAATTTAAATGAGATTGTGAATTTAAAAGAAAGACAACAGAAAGCATATGATTTATTTCAATCTTTAAAAGACATAGGCAATGTGAATTTTGAAATAGATACAGATAGGATTGTACTCTTAGATGAAATTGTAAGATTGAAAAAGAGTAGGACAAGATTAAAATTGGCAGTGTTTATTTTAGAAGGTGGATTAAAAACAATGCCTATCGTAAAAGAAATGAGAGAAAGAAAAGAGTTAGATGAGATAGAAAATTTAAAGGGAAATAGAGAAAGATTAAATCAAGCAGTGGGTATTATCGATACAGAACTTAAAAAGATAGATCAAGAATTAAAAGAATTACATATAGGTGATGTATGTCCATTATGTAATCAAGGGATAGGACATTAGAAATGATATGTTGGTTTGAAAATCACAGTAACAATGTGATGTGCAATATAGATTATGTTTTTCTAATGAGTACGATCTCAAGTCGTCATTCAGGTATGTATTTAGACAAAGAAAATTTCAGATTAGGTATGGCTT